GATCCAGATACCGACCCTTGATTGTAGAAACCGTTACCAATTATACTAATATTAACGGTCATAGCGAATTGACTTTCTTAATTCGGTTTCGACCATATCAAATCCAGCAGGGCGGTGAACACTGTTTGAACCAAATATTCGAACCAGCTATTGAAAGAAGTCTCAATACTGATGAAAGGAGGCTTTCGAGGTCTGTTTATCATAACATTCCTAAAACTTCAATGAAACCTCAAGTGGTTTCATTAATCGATAAAAAAATAATATGATATTTTATAAAAAATAGAGATGGGGTAATCCCCCGTTTCTATTTTTTTATATATTTAAATAAAAAAATATAATGTAATGGATTAAATACCATTACATTATATTTTTTATATTATGTGTTAATTCTATGTTTTTTTCCTTTTGGACATCTACTTTTTGCCTTTAACAGTTTATGGGCTTCTTTTCTAATATTGATTTTTGTCCCGTCCTGGATATTGGTATATTCACCAACAAACTCGGCGACATCTTTCAGAACGATTGAACCATTGAAGTCTGCTTTAGGAATAAAGTCAAACTTCCTTCCGGTATCGGCGTATTTATAGATTATTTCGGAACATACTTCATAGAAACCATCAGTGTTTCTGAATTCATATGACTCAACAACTCGCTGAGCCTCCTGAGCATCGACACCGAAATCCAACAGAATAGTTTTAATCATATTACGGAATAATTGTACCGGAAATACCTCTTTTGTTACAATTTCATTTGCTTTATTTGATACAGTTTCAACTTTATAGTTGATTTCATTCAAAAAAGCTTTGGTTAATTTATCAAAATCACCACGACTGAATGAAACAATTGGTTTACCTTTCTTAGATAGAGTAATACTGTTTTTAATTTCCTCGAATACCTCTGTAAAAGATTTGTTAATTGTAACCTTTGTCATTTTAATCCTACCTCCGTTTAATAGTTTATTTTTACTTTATTAGTTCAATTAATTATTAATTAATCACTTAATAATATATACTTAAAAATGTATTTCAAAGAAATGTTTAATACATAATAAATAATTATTTATTTTTTAGCTTTATTTTTAGATCTACCCATTTTATAACCAATAAATCCAGATATAATACATACGGTCAAAACAGATATTAATACTGAAAATAATATAGCTAAATTATTAATTTCATCTACCATATTTTTTCCCCCCTATAAATAATTTTATTTTTTTAGCTATTTCTTTAGATGCTTGATATATAAAAACTGATATGTAAAATAATAATATAGCTAAAAATATATACTGTAAATTTTCTATTAGCAAGATTAGAATTAATATTATGAATACAAAAATCATTGCTTCTAACATCATCTCATCTCCTCATTATTTTATAGTAAACCATTCACCAACATTAAAAATATAATACTTACTATACTATCCAATTTTTTCACCTATTTTTTCATATGTCATAATTTCGTCTTCATCTATAGTTAATTCTTTATATTTATGGAGTTTAACTATATCACCGACAGTATATTTTTTTCTTTCTTCTTTTGAAATATAGACAACAAATGATTCACCTTGAGCATTATTTAAATAAACTGTAGAACCTTCTCCTGGGTTTATACTTTTTAATATTCTTCTTATTGTCGCACAGAGAGTATTTATTATCATATATTTATTTCATACTCCTTTTAAAAATATTTTTATTCAGGTTTAATTTTATTAAATAAATTTAAAGCATCTTTCAATAACAAAAGTTGTTTTTTTATAAAATCACTAACATTTTCTTTATTAGACATATCTATATATTCGTCTATATTTTCTTTAGTTATTTTTAAATCATCTTCTAATACAAATAAATTATTCGTATTAATTAAAATAAATAAATCTAATGCAGATAATAAGTTATGATAAATTAAACTATACGCAAATTCATCCTTTATTTGTTCATCAACTTCATTAAAACTTTCAACTTCATCAATAATACTTTGAAACATTGAGAAAAATATTCCATCTCTTGCACCTGCAAAATCATTATATACTTCACATAATTTATTATGCTTTAAAATAAATGTTTTTATTTTATTAAATTCATCCTTTTTTCTTTCAGTTTCTTATTTAAATCAATGATATTCAATATAAATAAACCTCCTTTAACTAATATTATTTAATAAATCATCATAGATAATCATAATGTTTTTTAAATGTTTTACCTGTTCTAATAAAACTTTATTTTCTTCAATTTTTTCTTTAGTAATATTTTTCTCTAAAATTTTTATATATTCATCTATATTGTCTTTATTTAATTCACAATTTCTTAAAATACATTCAACATTCATATCAATAAAAAGCTTTAATGCGCCTAACAAATTTTTGTAAATTAATCCATAGACAAATGAATCCATAAATAAAGGAATATTTTCTTTATCTGAAAATGTTTCACACTCTTTTACTATATCAGGAATAAAACCATAAAAAGAATAATCCCTAGCATCATTAACTAAATTAAAACCTGGTAATAAGAAATCATATTTATTAAAAAAGTCAAATACTATTTGACCTTTTTCTTCAATTTGCTTATCTCTCAACTTATCATTTAAATCTAGTAACTTACCATATTTACTCAACTATATCACCTATCCTTTTTTTAAAATTATTTTTTTATTTTCAATTATAACAGTATGTCCGTCAATTTCATTAATTTCTTCAATAGATTCTATTTCTTCTAGAAATGAAAGAAGTTCCTTTTCTACTTTTTCTTTAGCTTCATTTTCATTACTAGCTATAATTAAAAAACATGTTCTATCACCAAAATACATAGTATAAATTTTGAATAATTTCATAAAATCACATCTCCATATTCATATATTAAGTACTATTAAAGTTTACGGACTATACGAATTAACTGTTTAATTAATTCACACTGTTCTATATCAAATTTTTTTTGCTCTGAATCTAATTTTTTATCTTTTTTTGTTTCTTCTATTTGTTTATTTATTATATCAATATCAAATTTATTATCTTTGTTGATATAATCTAAATTTACTGCACCGATGAAATGTTTTATAGCTATCTTTAAGTTATATCTGGTTAAAAGACCATAAAATAAATGTTTTAACCTATTTCTTTCTTCTTCGTCAACTTCTAGATTGTTATTATTTTCTTCTATAAATCTAATAGCATCTCTAATTGTCATAGTTAAAAAACTATCTTCTGCATTTACAAAGTCATTAAATGTTTCTACTAAAAACTCATTTTCATCAAAAAAACCATCTATTTGTTTTTCAGCATTTATTAAATCCTTTTCAAATAATCTTACATTAACATCAATAATATTACTCATAAAATCACCCTCCTAAAATTTATTATATTAATAATATATATTTATAATAATATTAAAGAATGGATATGAATCATATCCATTCTTTATATTCATTTTTTAATATTTAGACAAAATAATATATATGAATTTAAATCTAAACCATAATCGATTTCATTAGGTACAGCACTCCATACTAATAATGGATATTTTTTATTCGATTCTATTTTAGAATGTATACTCTCAATATATTGTTTCAGATGTATTAAAGAATTAAAAGGACCATGAATTCCTAATTGTTCACCCCAAGAAGTTTCAATCCAATAAATCTTTTCATTTTTAATATAATAACATAAAGTATGATTAAAACCACCAGTATTTTCTTTTTCATTATATTCAATAAAGAATAAACAATTAGCTTTATATATCTTATTATTATTAAATAAATTACGAATAAAAATTGCTTGTTCATGTGATGAGCCATTTTGAGATTCAATAAGTTCATCATCATTTTTTAATATAGTAAAGTCAGAATTCTTAATATTATTTCTCATAAAATTATATACATCTTCATCACCATTAAAATTAGGTAAATCAGTTAGATATAATTCAGTAACAATATTACTTTCATATTGCTTTATTATTGTTAATGTATTTTTATCAACTGCATCTTTATTATAATTCTCTAATTTACCCCTAGTTACAAAATGAGTTTTTTTATGTTTAGCAAAGTCATACGGTTTATATAAACTAGGATGTTTATCAATCATACCATTATTAGAAGCCTTCAATATTTCAGCTACAAATTGACTACAAAAATATTCATTTTGTCTATCAGTTTCTTTACCAATAGAAATATTAAATAATCCAATAAAACTAAATTTTAATTTGTCTTTTTTCTTTTTAAAATCTTCTAATCTATTTATCATTAATTCTTTTTGTTCTTTAGTAACAAATAATACATAGAGTGAATAAATTGTATCTTTAGTAACATCTTTAAGTAAACCATCTTTTATATCTTCATTAATAAATGTCATATTGGAATCTTTAAATTTTCTACCAAAACTATACATATCATTCATACTACTATCAAAAGAGATACTTACATGACTATATACATCACCAGTAACAAATTTAATTACTTTAGCCATATTAGTACTAGTGAAAGTTAATAGAATAAATACTGGATATAAATTATTATTATCGTAAGATTCCTTAATAATTTCCCCTATTCTTGCCTTATAATTAATAGTTAATTCTTCACCTTTATTGATATTTTTTATACTATAAAGATGATATTTACCATTATCATTAACTATTTTTAAATTAGGAGTATCTGAATGATTAAAATAATTATCAAAATTATTAATATCATCTTTTTTTATTGAAGTTTCACCTATTATATTATTCATATTAATATCTTTTTTAACAAATGAACCTTTAGCTAATTTACTAGTTATTATAAAAGATTCCTTAACAAAATCTCTTTCACCTTCAAAATCAAATTGTTTATAATCTATAGTTAGTTCTTCACCTTTTTTAATTTTATTTTTAGATTTATAAAAATAAACTTTCTTTCCATTTCTAATAGTTTGAACTAATACTAAATTAGGATTATTTGAATGATTAACAAATTGACCCGCTTTAGTTCGTTTATAATCTTTATCCGGATTATCAGTATCATTAACTTTCTTTATAGCTAATAATTTAGTATTAGAATCAATATTTTTATTTGCAAATATACCTTTACCTGATATTTTTGAATCTTTAACATTATAGTATGTTTCATTTATATGAATTAATTTAACACCTGTTGTATAATTATGATTTATTTTAATACCATTTTTATTTATATAGTTCATAAATTCAATAGTAGTTAAATTATATTTATCAATTTTATATTCATATATACTAAATTTAAAAGACTCACCTTCATCTTCAAACATATTTTTCAATATAAAGTTAAATATATCTTTTAAAGAATTTGATTCATATATCCCTTGAATTTTTTTATATGATGATTCAAAATAATAAAATTTATTATTATTTATATAAACTAAAAAAGTATGTGTTGAAGAATTTTTATTTTTTAATTCAATATAATAAGTTTTAAATTTAAAATTGAATTTTTTATTAAATATATTTCTTTCAAATTCAGTATAATCCCAACATACACCAACCTTATATTTATAAAAATCCTTTGGAGAAATAGTTTTGTATAAATTAAAAAATTCATCACCTGATAAATTATCAGCTAATATTTTTTTATCTTTAGTTAATATACCATATTTAAAATCATTAAGGATTTTATTTAATTCTAAAGGATTATTTATTTTAGAGATTTCATCTATATATGATTCCTTTAAAACATCTTCTATTCCAGCTTCTTTTTCCATTTTAACCAACCTAGTATAATAATCAGGGATTTCATCTAAATGGTCTTTAGCTATCATTCTAGCTTTATCTAAATTTTTAGTATGTTCCTGTTCAATTTCTATACCAATTTTTAATTGTTCAGAATCATAATCAGAATCTGGTCTTATATCATAACTAAGGTCAATAGCTTTTTCATCTTTATTTTCTTCTATAAAAGATTCTTTAATAAATTCATCAAGAGATTTAATAAACCTTATATGAGTTTTATTAACCATATCACTTTTTTGTTCTTTAAATCCATATTTTTTAGCTAATTTGATAGATATATTATTAGTCTTTTTTATATTTAGAACAATTGATGTTATATCTCTTTTAGATCGATGGCAGAATTGAATACCTTCATTCATTAAAGCATGAGAAATACCTTTTCCACGAAATTCTTCTTTAATAAATATATTAAAGAAAGCATACCCTCTTTTAACCTTTACTTCAATAAATCCAGCATTTTTATTACCAACTTTATAAATATATCTAAAAGCTACTTTATTATAAAATTCCCTTGGTCCTAATTTTTCATTATTATCATTATCTCCTAATATTCTTAATGCACGATGATATTCAGCTTCTATTATAATATCAACATTATTATAACTTTCAGATATTAAATACTCAATTTCTTTATTTTTTAAAAAATTTATCCACTCATCTTCAACTTGTTCAATTTTTAATCCAAATATATTAAAGAAATATTTCTTCATTGTATTTAAAGAATTCATTTTTGGTAAACTATCAATAAATTCTTTTATTTTTTTTATTAAAATTAGATTTAACTGTCCTTGACCAAGAAGATATGTTATAAATGAACCAGCTATAGAATATGAAACAATAGTTTGTAATTTACTAAATTCATTATTATCATAAATAATATTTTCATAATTAATTTAGCATTATCGTGAATGGAATATTTTCCAAACCACCCTATATCATTTTTATATTTTTCATCTAAAAATCTCGGCCATGAATAATACATAGCTATTCCCTCAGTCCAAAACATTCCAGAAATTTTAAACCCTTTCCAAATATTTTCTATTCCTGATATATTAAACATAGTTACAATATGTGCAACTTCATGAGTATCAGATGAATGAATACTTTGTACTACAAGTTCATGGGGAAATGCTCTACCCTTACCTTTCATTCCAGTAAGTTGAATATAATTATGTTCTGGTAATTTGTAATATGTTATTTTTTTCCCAATAGGAAAATTCCAATTTGATGCCACTATAGACATAAAGTTTTCTAATCGTTTAATAGCTTTTTTAATTTCATAAAAGTTTTCATCTTTTGAATATTTATATATAAAATGTTTTGATTCTTCAGTATCCCATTCGAATATTGGGTGAATGATTATATCTTTTTGTTTATACAAACTTTTTTCAGTTAATACTTCCGTATTATTATTAATATCATTAAAAGATTCCATTAAAACAAATATGGGTCTGTTATCTTCACCATTAGATTCAATATATCTATCTTTAGCTTGTTTTAAAAATTCAAATATAGAATCATAATTCTTATTAGTAACTTTTATATAGCTAAAAGTTGTTTGACTCATTAATACCTTATCCTTTAATCTTTCTTTAACTTTATCTACTGCTTGAATTTTACCATGTTTATTTTCATTATCCCCACCATCTTTAACCTCTATTTCTAATCCTAAAGAAGCTATAAATGCATCTGGTATATAAAATTTTTCTTCACCTTCATATTCATAATAATAAACATGAGGTGATGGTGTCATTACATCGTCTGAATCAAATTGTAAAAATATATCTAAGAATTTTAATAAATCTAATTCATATGAACCAGTATATGTTTTTTTAGCTCCATCTGACCATATATACTCACCTGAAATTTTTCTATTAGCTAACATTTTCTTTTGTTGTTCAGGGTTACTTAATAAATGAATTTTACCATATTTACCAATCATTCTTTTTTTAAATATTTCCCTATATATATCTTTACATTTAGGATTTTCACAAAATCTTTTATACTTATTAGTTACATTACACCATTTAGTAGGTTTTTTACAAATAATACATCTACCTTTATCTTTACCTGTTTTTAAAAAATAAAAATATTGTGATGACGTAAAATTTTTAGGTATCAGTCCATTATGTTCATCTTCAAGATGTTGATATAAATCTTCAATATGATTAAATTTATCATTACATATAGTACATTTAATCAAATTAAAACACACCCTCTCATTATTCTATTATTTAAATGTTAATTATATATAAAAGATATAACTAAATAAAAAAATCAAGTAGATATAATATCTACTTGATTTTTAATTTTTTCTCCTTTATGAATTCCATTAACATAATTTGAATAGTTTTAGTTACATAACCTATTATATATTCCTTGCTATAATAATATTCTAAATTTGTCATAAAAGGTTTATTAAATGACATTATGACCGCATGAGTTAATTGATTTAAATCTTTTTCAAAATCTTTAATCATTGTCATATTTCTTAATTCATACTCTAGTTTATATTTTTCTAAGAATGTTCGTTTTATAGTAGTATCTATGATATTCATTAAAGTATCTAAATCTTGAACATTGATATGAAGGTCATGCTTAATTTTATATAAAAAAATACTACTAGCAATAATCAAAGATGTTGTTAGAAAAAGTATAAGTGTACTTACTATGATTATAATATTGTTAATCTCCATATTAACCTCCTATTATTTATATTTTTTTAAATTATTGTTTTAAGTATATTATTAATTTACTTATAATACATTTTAGTAATAATTGTTATTATTTTGAGGTGATGAGAAATATGGATACTTTTAAAAAAGAACTTGATTTTGGGGTTGATAATTTTCAAAAACAAAAGGTTCTTGATAATAATCAGTCTATTGCTCAAATTATAGTTAATTTATTTTTTATGAGACCTGGAAATTTACCAAGTTTACCTCATATAGGAATTAATATACATCAATATTTATATACACTTGATGATCAAGTTGATGTCGATAAACTTAAAGAAAATATATATAAACAATGTCCTGCTTTAATTCCATATTTAAATATGGGTGAAGTAAAAGTATTTGTTGCTGAATATAAAGGCAATGGCATTTTAATGGTAGTAATTCCATTATTAACTGATAGTAATACTTTGATAATTGGTTTTACTAAAGATAAATCCGGTGACATACTCTTCAATTATACTGTTGAAGAAGGTTTAAATAATATTTAAGGAGGAGATTTTAGGTATGGAAGAAGTTAAATTTGATAAGGCTATTGATTTAAAGGCAATTGTTAAACAGAATAAAGAAGATAATTTAGTAAAAGAAGAAGTCGATGAAACCGAATTAACTAAGGTTATTGGAAATGATTGGTTAAAAAATATTAATTCTGAAAAAAATAATGAACCAATCATACCAGATGATTCTATTAATTTATCTAGTTCGGTTCAAACTGAAAATAATACTTATGCTGGACCAGGAATGATAATTGAAAATAGTGAAATAGCAAAAGAAAAAGACGGTGTTAAATTACAACAACCTGGTTTATCAAAAGAAACAATGAATAATTTAGATTCATATATGAAAGAATTTGAAGAGGATTTTACTAAAATTAAAGAAATAGTCGAGGAAAAAAAATCTGAACAAGAAAAAGATAATGATGAAGAAACAATAATGACTAAAGATGAATTCGATAGAGTTTATTCTGAAGCTGTTGTAGTTATTGATAAAACTGGTATGGGTACTATTATTAATTTCACTGAAGAAGAAAGACAGAAATTAGAAAGTGTGAAAAAAATTAGATTGGAAGAAATAGAAACTGTTAATCTAGAAGTTCTTAAAACTAAAAAGAAAAAAGGTAAAGTCGATACAATTCTTAAAAAATTTGTTAATATTCACACAACGCCTATTATTGCAGTAAATTCGGGATATGCAGCTATGATGAAAGGATGTTCAGCTTATGAATTAATGTCTATAATGGCAGATACTAAAAATCCTCTTGTAGATGCACAAACAAAATGGACATTAATCCATAGTAAAATTGAATCAACCAGTATTGGTATATTAACATATGAAGATTTTCTAATTAAAACAGCGGCATTAGATTACAGTATGTTTATTTATGGTATTCTTTGTGCTACATATCCTAATGATGATATGATTCCTTTAACATGTGAAAAATGTAATAAAGATTTTAAACATAAGTATTCTATTAGGTCTTTAATTAGAGCTGAGAAGATGAGTGATAAACTTAAACAAGAAGTAGCTTCTATTGTAGATGCTTCGTTTAGTTTAGACACAGCTAAATTTAAACATAATAATAGTCCTCTATCTCAAGTTAAAGCTATTAGATTACCCGATAGTAGTTTCATTGTTCAATTATATATTCAATCAGTATACGATCATATTAATAAATCTATTAAAGAATTATCTGAAAATAAAGATAGTAAATATAATCAGGCTTCTGTTTTATCATCAGTAGTAAATAAAATTCTCATTCCTGATTCTGATAATGATGAATACTTCGAATTTGATTCTGTTACAGATATAACTAAGATTATTTATTCTTTAAGTGATACTGATATTTTAATATTGAGTAAGCAAGCTGAAAGTATTATGGATGGGTTTGAATTTGGATTGATGAATATTACATGTCCTAATTGTAAACATCATAACAATACAGTTAATATGGAGATTGAACAAATACTTTTTCTCAAATATCAACAGGCGATGACTACCAAAATAGAATAAATGATTTCTATGTATTTCTTGATGAGATGTTAGAATTATTTAAAGGGCAACTTGATATTGAATATATTAAATATGGTATGTCATATAAAGAAACCCTCTTATTAAGAGATACTAGAATCAAAAGGTTAAAAAAAGAAAGAGAAGAAATTGAAAAAGAAAGAGAAGCTGAAGCTGCCAAGATGAAACAACAACAATTTCAAAAATCTTTCATGAAAAAATAAACCCATCCTGTTGATATAAACCTTGAAAGGGGTTTATTAAGTTATGTTGAATGATATTATTTCTGTATTCAATCAGCTTACTCGTAATGAGTTGGCTGATTGTTCATTATTTGAAAATATTATTAATAGACATTATGAAAAATTTAAATATTTTTACTTTATTATAGATAATATTAGCTTAAAGAATATAATAGACATTAAATGTCAGGAAGAATCAACACGATTAAATATTTCCATCTCATTTAAAACAAAAAAAGAAAGAGATTTATTTTTTAATATATTTAATAATAAGATTAATAATAATTGTAATTTTAAATATAAAGATTATTTTATTTTCAAAATTATAAAAGATACTAAATCTATTAATGTAACAATAGAAAATAATGATATTATAGTAGAAGAGGTGTTGTATGGATGCAAATAGAACTCTTTGATACTAAGAAATTTATCGAAGTGAATAACTTAAGAGAGGTAACAAATTTAATATTATTTGAAAAAGGAAATATCCCAACTGTTGATGGTTTATTATCAACAGATATATTTGGGGTATCATCTAGAGAAAGAAAAGAAACATATGCTTATATTGATTTACACGGACATTTCTTACATCCATTTATATTTAAGACATTAAAACGAATGAATAGAAAATTTGAATCTGCTATATATGGGAATATAAATTTTATAATTAAAGATGGTGAATTAGTTGAAGATGAAAACGGAGAAAGTGGAATAGACTTTTTATATAAAAATTGGGAAAAATTTAATTTTGAACGAAATAATAGTATGATGCGTAATGAAAGAATTTCTGTTTTAGAATCATATAAAAAAAATGTTTTATTTACTAAGTATTGGATTGTTATGCCAGCTTTTTTTAGAGATGTGAATTTACAATTTGCAGCTGAAGGAAGAGTATCTCACCATGAGATAAATGATAAATATTCTAAGTTAATTAGGTTTGCTTCTATAATTATTAATAACAATTTTGATTTTGTTCTAAATACAACTAAAGCAAAAATTCAAGAAACTCTTGTTGAAATCTACGATTTACTTAAAGGTAAGATAGAAAAGAAACAAGGGTTGATTCGTAAATCATTATTAGGTAAATCAATAGATTTTGGCGTTAGGAGTGTAAATTTACAATGCACGTGATTCTTTAATTGTCGGGGAAGCCCTTTAAATCTCTTACTACCAAACTATAATAGCAATATTATAGTGGCGAAGGGTAATGCCT